TTCGTTAAAGCGACTTCTTTAACAGCGTAATAATTACTTAATATATCGGAAGGCTCTTCGGGGCTTTCCTTTTATTACTCTTTTATAACTCAATATATGTATCTTAACCCGAACACAAACATACAAGGCGATTTAGTTTTAGTCGATAACCCATCTACTAAGGTAGTATCGGTTGCTGATATTAAATCTCACCTTAGAATTGACACCTCGGATGAAGATGATTTATTAGGGGTGTATATAGATGCTGCAACAGAGATGGCTGAACACTTTTGTAATCGCCACTTTATTACACACGAATATAGTTTATACTTTAATAGTGTGACAAGCGTAGCTTCTTTAATTTACCCTGATTGTGTTTTAAAGACTCAAGGTGAAAATAATCCTATACATTGGATTGATTCGGCTGGAGATGAACAAGAGTCAGCGGATGCGTATATAGACGCTTATTCTAACCCATCTATAGTTTATTTGAATAGTGACTTTACGAGTCCTACATTAAAAGACGATTTAGCTAATTCATTTTGGTTTGAATTTAAGACAGGGTTTGGAGATGAAGCTACAGATGTACCTGAAGCTATCAAGCAAGCGATTAAATTAATTGTAAGCGATATGTACTATTTCAGAGAGGATAGGAAGCGAAGATTTCCAATGGCTTCTGAGATATTACTTCAACCTTATAAATGTTATCACTAGATGGCTTTCATAAGTAAAATACAAGCTGGTGAGTTTAACCAACGCATCATCCTTAAATCAAAATCTCCATCTCAAGATGGATTTGGTGGTATTACAAGTACTTTCTCTACTCATACGACTGTATGGGCTAATAAGAACGTAAAGTCACTTAGAGATGTTAAGGAGAAGTTTGAAGGGAACGAGTTACAATCTTATTCGAGATTTGTTTATACAATTAGATACTCTTCAGAAACAAAGACTATGAAGTCTGATTGGATTATAGAGGAAGTAGATTCGGGAAACAAGTTTGATATACTAGGATTCGTTGTAGACCCTAGGAAAGAGTTTATTGAGGTTTTTGTAAAGCAAGATTTACCAACCGATTCACCTGTATAGTATGGCTAAATTCAATAAGAATCAGCTAATAGAGGTAAAGGGACTTGAGAAAATTAGAAGGTCTTTAAAGAGATTAGGTGAAACAAATAAAAGTTCTCGCTCTTTAATAAATAAAGCGTTAAGACCAGCTGCTAAAAAAGCAGTAAAGTCGCTTAAAATGAAATACAAATATAGAACCTCTAATATAGTTTCGGGTCAAAGATATGACCCTAAAAGTAAAACTAAGAGGGTTGGAAAATCTATAGCAGATTCTATTGGTGTTATCACCCCTAGGAGAGCTAGAAATCCTGGTCTATTCGTAGGTACTAGAATGAAAAACTTAAACCCAACTTGGGTTAAAGGGAAGATAAGTAAAAACTTACCCGCTATGTTACTTCACGGGACAGAGGAACGTGAGCATAAGAGTGGAAAGTCAGTAGGTAGAGTTAAACCTCAAACTAATTTCTATGATGAGGTTATCGACCAAAAAGGACCTGATATAGCAAAAACAGCACAAAGAGATGTGATGAAGATGCTAGACAAAATGATTAAACAAGCTGGATTTAAGTAAGATATGTTCGCAGTAATAGGAAAGGAAATAGTAACTAAGTTAGAAGCCACATCAGCTTTTACAACCGCTAACGGAAGTAATAAGGTGTTTCCTGTTATTATACCTCAAGGGGTGTTATATCCAGCAACTACATTCGAGATAATGAATGTAAGTAATTTTATTTCAAAAGGTAACTCATTAAATTCTTGCGATGTTTCGATAAGACTAGCTTGTTTCTCTGATGACTACCTAACAACATACAATCAAGCTAAAGCTGCTGTAGACGCTTTAGATTTGTTTGAGGTGACTTACACCGAAGATGGCATATCTTATACTGCAAAGTTTAGGTTTGAAACCTTAGACGATGAATATTTTAAGGGTGCTGAAAAGTTCTACAAAAACATAATTTTTAACTGTCTAATAATTAAAAACTAAATAAAATGGCAATTCAAAACGCAACAGACGTAGTTCTTAGTATAACTACCGCCGATGGATTAGAAGCAGTAGCTCATTGTACTTCTGCTTCATTATCTGTAAATATGGATTTAAGAGATTCTACAACAAAATCAAGTTCAGGTTGGTCTGAGTCACTTGGAGGTTTAAAATCTTGGGAAATGAGTGGAGATGCTTTCGTTGATATAGCAGGGCCGTCAGGAGCAGATGTAGAGCAACTATTTACTGTGTTAGTAGCAGGTACAGCAGTACAATGTACATTTGGGCTTTCAGGTATGCTTTATGATGGTACAGCACTTATCACTTCAATTTCTATTGATGCTGGTGTAGAAGAAAACGCAACTTATTCAATTTCTTTAACAGGAACAGCAGAATTAGAACAAAACGCATAATACTAACTTTTAAATCCATTAATTATGGCAATTCAAAACGCTTCGGATTTATTGGTGTACAAAAAGTCACCAGCTAATGTAGCTCAGGTTACTAGGATTAGAGTATTATCAACTTCTCCTTTAGACCCTACTGGTACTTTTAATCTTTTAAATGCAGCAGATAGTAGCGGTACTGACATTCCTTCTACTACAATAGGGCAACCAAATGGTAATACAGGAACTTTTGTGTTAAATAAAATTTATAACGAATTAGTTACTACAAATTCAGACTATACTGCCGCCTCAAAGGTAACAGATGGTGATTATGTTTATCAGGATTTTACAAATGTTTACGCTGGGGATTTAGACCAAGCTATAAGTATTGAGAATAATACGGGTGTATTTGAAGATGGTGCAATACAAGTTACTGTAATTACTTCAGGTGAAACACTTAACAATTACGAACCTATTGCATACAGTACATCAGCTTCAATATCGTTTAACAACGATTTGAGAGATGTTACTACAAAAGATAGTGGTGGCTTTCAAGAAAATATTGCTGGGCTTAAATCGTTTGAATTATCTTCTGACGCACTACAAGATGTTAATGCTGATTTAGAGTTTAAGGAGTTCTATGATGATATTAATGAAGGTAATGAGGTAATAGTAAGATTTGCTGAGAGAGCTACAGGAGGAACAGATGTCAAATGGGAAGGAAATGGTTACATATCAAGTCTTTCTATGGATGCTAGTGTCGAAGAGAATGTGACTTACTCTGTAGCTATAACTGGAACATCATCGGTAGTTAAAAGTACATACTAATAAATAAACACAAATAAAAATGAAAAAGGTAGAGTTAGGCGGTAAAAACCGACCAATTAGGTTTAGTTACTTATGTTTAAAGGAGATTTGCGGAAAGTGTAAATTAAAGCTAAACCAATTAAACTTACTAGGTACGGAAATAGACCATATTGGGATTATAGCTTATTACGGTTTAAAGTATGGGGCTAAAAGTATTGGTGAGAAGTTTAATTACAAAATATCTGACATTGAAGAGTGGATAGATAATGAAGATTTCTCTAAGATAAACGAAATATTTGAAGCGTTCCAATTAGACCAACCTCAAGACGAGGGAAAGTAGTAAAGGGTGAGGAAATTGATGACGATGGCGAGGATATTGATTGGGATAAACTCGAAGAGATAGGTTTAGGAATGATGGGGTTATCGTATGAAGGATTATATGAATTGACCCCTCGTTCTTTTAACAATAAGATAAAAGGATTCTCTGATCATCACACTAAATCAAATCAAGATTCTTGGGAGCGAACAAGAACAATTATGCTTGCTTGCTTAATGCCTCACTCTAAAAAGAAACTAAGACCTACTGATATACTACCTTTTCCTTGGGATAATCAAAGGGCTAAAAAGAATATTAGAATAGCTACCCCTGAAGAAATAAAAAGGGATGTAGCTAGGCATAAGAAAATACTACTCAAAAAACAAAAGTAATGGGTTCGATTAAAACCATCTCGATAATTGTAGCAGCCAATATTAAGGGGCTAGAAGTTGGATTAGGTAAAGCTAATAAATCGTTAGCTAAATTCGCTTCAGGGGCAGCTCGTATGGGTTCTCTGTTATCGTTTGGTGTTACAGCACCTTTAACTGCTTTAGGTAAATCAGCCTTCGATACCTTCTCTAAGTTTGAGAATGGTATGATGAAGGTTAGTGCGGTTACTGGGGCTACGGTAGGCGAGTTTAAAATGCTTACAGACGAAGCTAAACGACTTGGTAGAACAACTCAATTTACCGCACAACAAGTAGCTGACCTTCAATTAGTATTAGGTCGTAAAGGTTTCGACCCGACTGCTATTAAAAATATGGAGAAATCTATATTAGACTTAGCCTTAGCTACGGGAGAAGATTTATCTTTAGCGGCAAATGTTGTAGCATCTTCAATAAATGCTTTTGGAATGGAAGCAAAAGATGCTAGTAAAATAGCTAATACACTTGCTAGTGCTGCTGCTAATTCATCTATACAACTTAGTACATTTAATACAGCATTTGGACACGCTGGTACTGCCGCTAAATCAGTAGGTGTAGATATAGAACAATTATCAGCAATGATGGGTGTTCTAATGGATAATGGTATTAAAGCATCAAAGGCTGGTACTGGACTTCGTAAGATATTTATTGATTTAGCTGAAAAAGGAGTTTCTTTTAGTGACTCTTTGGATAAGATAGCAAAAGGGGAATTAGATATTATAGATGCCTCCGATTTAGCTGGTAAAACTGCGGCAGCTCAATTAAAGATTTTAGCTGATAATAAAAAGAAAATAGATGATTTAGCTAATAGCTATAAAATGAACACAACCACCTTAAAAGAGATGGTTGAATTGATGGGGGGTACTACTCAAGCAAAGGTTTTGGTAATGCAATCTGCTATAGAAGGCTTAAAATTAGAGTTTGGGGCTATATTATCCGATGCTTTATTACCTTTAATAGAGCATATAACAGCTTTTGCTGGTAGGTTAGCAGAGTTAGATGAGAAAACAAAATCAAATATCTTAAAGTGGGTTGGATTTGCAGCTGTTTTAGGACCAGTATTAATGTCGGTAGCTGCGTTGACATCAATGTTAACACCAGTTATAGGGCTGTTTAAATTATTTAATAAGTTAATACCTTTTTCTATAGCTGGAACGAGTAGATTCGGAATAGCTTTAGGTAAGCTAACTGTGGCTGGTTGGTCAGCAAATGGGGTTTTAGGGGCTTTAACAGGTGTTTTTAGGGCTTTAAAATTAGCTATATTAACAAATCCTATAGGGGCTTTAATATTAGCCCTTACATCAGCGATAGGTTTATGGGTTAACTTTAAGGATAAAAATAAAGAAGCTAATGATGAATTAGATAGAACAAGTGTTTCAGCAAAGTCAGCATCAGAAAGGATAGCTGAAATAAATAAACACCTTGATAATAGAGATAAGAGTGGTGACGACTTACTAAAAGAGGAAATAAAAGGCTTTCAAGACTTAACAATAGAAGCTTTAAAATTAAAAAAAGCTACTTACGAGTTAGGTAAAGATAAGTTTGGATTTGATTTAGATTTAATAGCTATAGGTGATTTAATCTTAGAGATTGAGGAGTTAGAGAAAAAACTAAGTACATATCAAGACACTCTAAATAAGATAGATAAACCAACTAACCGAGAGTTAAATCCAGTAATATCTTTACAAAAAATAACACCTACTAGCATTAGTGAAGGTACAACTTCAACAACTCCAACTAGAGATACTGGAGAGGCGTTAGAGGGGTATGAGGAGGTTAGAGAAGTTTACTCCTTATTAGAAAGATTAGCCCCTGGATTAGACTTAACAGCATTACAAGTCAAAAACTTAAATGAAACAGTTGTAGGTTTATTTCAAAATTTCTCACAAGGATTTGTAGATTTATTTGATAAACAAACTAAGTTTGTTGAAATAAACGGAAAAATGGAGGAGGTTGTAATCGGGTTCGGTGAAAAGTTTGGTTCATTTATGAAGGAGTTTTTAATAGGTATAGCTAAGATGATAGCTCAAACAACGATTTTAGCTGCTTTATTAGCCTTAACTGGACTAGGAGGTTTAGGTGCCGGTGCTTCTGCTAAAAACTTCGGTGATATATTTAAAAACTTATTAGGTGGAGCTTTCGCAAGCGGAGGTAATCCACCTGTAGGTAAAGTTAGTTTAGTAGGGGAGCAAGGTCCTGAATTATTCGTT